GGTGTAATTGTAAATTCTTTACCAGTTGCAGCAAATTACTTTAGTGACTTTGCAGGATTTCAAGATACATTTACTGGATTAAGTAATTCAATTAGTAATAATCGAACAAATCAATTCGCACCACAATATGAACAAGCAACTCCTGAAATACTAGATGCGAGTGTTCGTTTCAGTCAAAAAACTTTAGATGGTATGTTAGGAAATACATTTAGAACAGTTTAATTATAGGAATATAAAATGTCTATTATAGATGATAAATTAAGTGAAGTGTTTAATAGTGAGAAATTAAAGGTCAGTGAACCAACTGAACCATATACAAATTTGGAAGTAATTAATCCAAGAGAGATAGCAAATGAAAAAGAAAATAAGATTGCTACTGATTTTAACACTTCTCGTTCTAATCTTCACAATCTCCTTTTAAAAGGAGAAGAAGCATTAAAGCATTCACTCGAGATAGCAAAACAATCAGAGCATCCAAGAGCCTTTGAAGTTGTAGGTAATATGATAAAACAACTTGCTGATGTAAACCAGCAATTATTAGATTTACACAAACAACAAGCAGATGTAGGAAGAATACAAAAAACAGAAACAAAAACTGTGAACAATAATGTATTCATAGGTTCTACAAATGAATTGAATAAGATAATTAAAAATTATAAAGAAACTGAAGGAGAATAATAATATGGCTTTGCCAATAAGTAGTACACCAACCTATACATTAACTGTTCCGTCTTCTAAGAAAGAATATAAGTATAAACCATTTCTAGTAAAACAAGAAAAAGCTTTATTACTTGCTTTTCAATCTGAAGATGAGAAGACAATGATGAATACACTTAAAACAATTGTTGGTGAGTGTGTAGTCGGACTCGATACAAATGATTTAGCATTATTTGATTTAGAATATATTTTTTGTCAATTACGTGGTAAATCTGTTGGTGAAGAAGTAGAATTAATCGCTAAATGCGATACACCAGAGTGTAAAGATAATAAGGAAGCTAAGAGTATATTAAAAATTAATATAACAAATGTTCCTGTAATTACACCAGAAGGACATGAGAATAAGATATCTTTATTTAATGATGTGGGTGTTGTAATGAAGTACCCATCATTAGATTTACTTTTAAAATTAAAGACATTGAAATTAACAGATCAAAATAAGCTAGATACAGAAGTTTTCTTTGATATTATAACTGATAGTATAGATTACATATATGATGGACAACAAATATATCATAGTAAAGAACAGAGTAAAAAAGAACTAAGTGATTTTGTTAATAACTTAACAACAAGTCAATTTGGTAAAATACAAAAGTTTTTTGAAACTATGCCAAGATTAAGTAAAGAAATAATCTGGACTTGCAAAGTTTGTAATAAAGAACATACAAGAAAGATAGAGGGTTTATCTAATTTTTTTTCGTAATGCTCAGCCATGAGTCGTTAGTCAACCATTATAAGACTAACTTCGCATTAATGCAATATCATAAATACTCCTTGACTGAGCTTGAAAATCAGATACCTTTTGAACGTGAAATATATGTTGAAATGTTGATTAAACATTTACAAGAAGAAAAACAAAAAGCAGAACAAAGAAGATTACAAAAATAAATGGCACTTACAAACGTACTCGTACAACAATCTATTGCAAATGAAGGACAACCGAAAGCATTATTAGTTGATGCTAAAGGACAACCTCTTGTTTCAAACGTAGAAAACAATTCAAATAAACCTGCTAATGAAGAAGCAGCAAGAGAAACACAATTAAACATTCAAAAGATGGTAGATTTACTCGAAGTAATCGCTAAGGGTGTGACGAATAATAGTGGTCAAAAATTAGAAGAGAATAAACCAGATTCAACTTCATCTTTTGGCACTATGCTTGGTTTTTATGGTGCAATGTTAATTTCTAAATTATTTGGTGCTCTTTTCACAGGTATTGCTGCTGCTTCTAGATTTATTTTTAAAGGAGTACTTCCATTTCTTGGAAAAGGTTTTTTAAGAATAATTATGGGATTCTTTGGATTCTTAGCAGGGATTCCTGGAGGACTTGCTGCAGCTATTATTGGAGGAATTACAGTTGCGATTGCAGGATTCGTTCGTGGAATTAAAGATGCATTCGCAATGTTTAAATCAGGTGGTGGTTTCTTTGATATCGTAGGTGCATTCGTAGAAGGATTTTATAAAGGTGCATTGAATTTTGTATTTGGTGTAGTTGATTGGGTTGCGAATTTATTCGGTTTAGATTTACCTGACAATCTTGGGGATATAATTGTAAATGGAATTAAATCATTCTTCAGTAAGATTGCCGATTACATATCTGAATTACCCTCACGTCTTGGTACAATGCTTTCAGGTTTTTTAAATAATATAGGGATTCCAGAGTTTAAAGTTTTAGGAGTTGCGATTGGTCCTTTTTATCCTTTCCGTAAATCAAATGTGAGTACACCGATTGAGAATACAGTGGGTCCAGAGAAATCAAACAATGTTATTTCTCCAGCTCCAAAGAATGTTCCAGGATTAAATTCTGATCGAACACTTGGTTCTGATGGGACACCAAGTAAAGTTCCAGTAATTCCAATTTCACCAGTGATTAATAAATCAGTGACTGGTGAATCAGTTTCTCTTCCAAAACAAAAAATGACAAAAGAAGAAGCAAAAGCAGTTGTCGAAGGGCATCCTAAGTTAAAACAAATTCAAGCTGTGTTTGATGAAGCACAAATAAATGGATTAACTGTAAATAGAAATCAAGTAGAGAATATTCTTGGTAATGATGATCCTAAATTTAGACAAGCATTCGAAACATTATATAAAAATGAGTTAGAAAAAATGTATACTGCGAATGAAAGTGTTGCTTCTGTAGCAAAAGATAAAGGAGTATCTCCAGATCAATTAAGAAAAATTCGTCAGCAACAAACAATTACTGATATTGAAGCATCTGCCAAATACTCTGGTTCACTTACTCCTGGATCACCGAGCGATGTTGGCAATCAAATAATGGCTTCTTCAGCTGACACTGAGAATGCAAAGAGTGCTGCGAGTTCAAATGTAATTATTAATGCACCAAGTTCAACAGTAAATGCTCCAAAAGAGAGTAATTTAATGACGTCAAGAAATGTTCGAAACGATGAGAATACTCTTTCGAAATATGTAGGTTCTCTCTATGGTTCAAACGTTTAGTAATTATGTAAAGACTCATGACGAGTATGCGAATGGTTGGCTAACAATATTCGATATTGATGATACACTCTTTCGTACAACAGCAACTATTCGAGTTCGCAATTCAATCACAAAAGAAACAATCCGTACATTAACGACTGCAGAATATGCTTCCTATCGTTTAGGAGCGAATGAAATGTTTGATTATACTGAATTTAAAGATGCAGCGAAGTTCTATAAAGAATCTCAACCGATCGGAAGAATGATGCGACGTGCCAAATTGATATTAGCATCAGCAAAGAAATACGAAAACTCACGTGTAATTATATTAACTGCAAGAACTGATTTTGATAGTAAGAATGTATTCCTTAAAACTTTCCGTAAATATGGCTTTGATATTGATAGTGTTCGAGTTGAACGTGCAGGGAATATAGAGAGTGGATCAGGTGCTGCGAGAAAAGCAATGATTATTCGTAAGTATTTGAATACAAAGTCTTTCTCGAAAGTAAGATTCTTTGATGATGATCGAGAGAATTTAAAAGCTTTTTTAAAATTAAGTCGTGAATATTCTGCAATTACCTTTGAAGCTTATCGTGTAATTGAGGATGGTGAGATTCGAGTATTTCGTTCTATTTAAATCGGAAAGTTATACATTACAATTACAGCAATCGCAAGTGCCAAACTAATTCCTATAATTATTTCTATCATAAATTTTCAATTCTATATTCCTTGAAACCTCTACAGGTGTTTATTCTAACCCCCCACTTCTTGGAAGTAAAGGGATTAGAAATTAAACTTATACGTTTATTTAATGTTCGAGTTTAGAACATTACTATTCTTATTCCTTAACCACTCTTCGAATAGATTATTCAGTACTCGATTATGAATATTCGGCTCGAATAATTGCAATACTTTACTCTTCGCAATCTCTCGATCGAAATACTCACGTAATATAAACTTCGCTCGATCATACTTACTATTTACATTCCAAGCCCAAACTCCCACAAGTATTGTAGTTGTCCAGCTAATCAGAAGCAAATAATACGACAGATTCGATTTATTTGTATTCTTATGATTCAAGGTCATTTGCTATTCCTTGAAAATAGCTTAATACATCCTCTTCTTCTTTTTTCGCCGAAGTCAAAGTTGTATTCTCAGCTGTTTTTGGTTTTGCAATTGTTCCAGATGATTTAGATTCTGGAAGAGTTTCAAGTACCTCATTCAGTCGACGATTTAAATCTTCATATGACTTAAACTGTGTCGGTGCAATGAAAGGAGCCAATGGATGAGCTTTTGCTAACACTTCTGTTAATCTCTTCTCATCACTACTCAAGAATGCATTTGGTTCAAGAAAACTACTCTGATCGTAGTTTGCATAACCATCGACTTTACGCATACGCAATCTAAAGTCAGCACCAGCGAATACATCAAATACATTCATTGGTTTCTCATCAGCAAATGTAGGTTTCGCCTTTTCCATAATCTTATCAAAGATCTTCTTTCCAAACTTAAACAGTTTCACTGTTCCTTCGTTTGCTGGATTCTTCGGATCACTGATAATATAGACATTCGCGATGTAATGCATACGTCTCTTTTGCTTTCTCGCAATCTCTCGATTACTCTCAAGATTACTCGCCCACAACTTAGAATTCAATTCTCCGACAGGATCTTTTTCATTCAATGTTGTTCGGCTGTTCTCTATATACCATTTACCAGATGGTCCCTGAAAACCATGTGAAAATAATCTCACCCATGGAAGTTCATCACCATTGCTACGTGGAAGAAAACGAATGACTGCTGTTGCATTGCCCAGTTTATCTGGTTCGAGTTTCCAAAAACGAGTGTCTTCAGAAGAGTCTGATTTTGCGCTCGATCCTTTATTAATTCGATCGAACTCTTGATTAATTTTCGTAAAGTCATTTAGGCTCTCTTTACGAAGAGCATTTAGATCCACCATGTGGTTCTCCTTTTTTATATGCGTTATATGCGTTGTATAATAATATAGATTCTTTACTTCAATATAATATAGATTTCACACTTATAGAGTCAATTATACTCTATTTTTTCGTGTAAGTAAAGGGCGAATTTACACTCGCCCAATACAGCGACAGAGAGAAGAATTACTTCTTCTTTTCGTCTTTCTTTGGACACACGACAGGTTTATTTGTCTTTGCGTCAATGATTGCTTTACCATTCTTATCTTTTTCTACGCATACTGCAGCTGGAGCTTTTGGCTCTTCCTTTTTAGGTGCTGGTGTTTGTGCAGAAACTGATACTGTGAAGAGTAATGCAGTTAGAAACGTAATTAAATGTTTAAACATAATTGTCTCCTTTGGTTATAATGTAATGATACGTTTTAGGGTTCCCGACCAAAACGTTCAAAAGTCGGATTTGATTTCCATAGAATTTCTTCTATGAAAATATCGTTTAAAATGGCAATGTAGCAGTACTGCCTTTTAATT